CAGCGGTCAAGACGCCAGCCGCTAAAAAGACGCTCGCGCACCCCGAGGTTTGCCCGCGTCCCCGCAACGTCCGCCGTTCCCCGTAAATCTATGCCATCGCCCGCGCAAAACAAAATGCCGTGGATAATCTCTTTTGGAATATCCTCCGCCGCCCACCCGGCGGTAAAGGTTATGGTTACCGGCGCCGGGTGGTCAAAATCAACGCTGGGCCAAGTCCGCCCGGCAACGGGCATAAGCACGCCGCCGCTATCGGCCCGTAAATCCTCCTGGTAATCCGCCCCCGCCGGGCTACCAGAAGACGGCCCCGTAAGCTGGCGAAGGGTTTCGCCAGCAACATACTCTATACCCGCAACCCCCTGGGTCTTGCCGCGTGGCAGCCTGATTGACTGGTCCACGGTATGCGGAAAATCGCGCAACACCCACCTGTGCGTCCGCGCTACAACCGACCGGTGCATAACCCCTTCCGCGAACTCTATCGCTGAAAAAAGGTGGACCGGCAACAGCTCGTCAAGCGCATCCGTCTCAAACGCCGCCTGCAACTTGACCAGCGAAAGCGATATCGGGGGCGGAGACGCGGCTAGAGGGTCTATAATAAGTCTAAGAGGCGAGAGCGTCATTGAGGTCAGCCATTGGAAAACAGGTTAGAGCGCTATCCGGAGTGCAGTTTATAATCTCGACCCCCGGAGGCAAAGCCGCCGCGGCACGTTGGTACATTGGCATAAACGCGGCGTAGTCAACCGAGTTATCTAGCGGCTCTGGATGGTTGCCAAAAAAATGCCGGCCTCCCCTGGCATGCATATCAAACCCAACCAAAAGAATAGGACACGCCCCAAAATGAATAGCCAGGTTTATCGCCTGGAACCCGCTACTCGACCCGTAATGTATAACCGACGGATCGCTGGAAAAACACTCCCGTTCGGCGCCACGTACCAACCTGATCCCGTAACGGTCCTGAACTGACCGCTTGTCGTTTACCTTTTCAGACCCGTGCGATGACCAGCGTTCACCGGCAAACCCCGTGCACCCCTCGTGAACAAACCACCAATCGTCATTGCACCCGTACATTACAGCCGCGCACGGCAACAGACGGTAAGCGTCCTGTACCGCAATAACCAACTCACCCTCTATAGCCCGCGCCACCTCCGGCGTTAGCGACGGGCCGGGGGCCGCAACCACACAGCGCGTATTAGACCAGCGTCGGGTTGGGATCGTCAGCCTGGGCCGCGTCCTTGTTTTCCGGCGCGCCGCGTTTCGCGCGGCGCGCGGATCGCCCCGCGGGGGGCTTCCCGCCACCCTCGTCCGTTACCGCGGCGCCATCGGTTTCGGCCTCGCTCGTGCAATCGTCCGGGCCACCGTCTACCTCATCTTCCGGACAAACCGGCGCAAAAGCCCCCGGTATGCGCGCGCCGCCTTTGTCAATGGCCTGGCGCGCCACCGCTTCCGTCATATCCAGCGGAACGCGGTACCGGCCGGCATGGATAAGTTGCCGCCCACGCCGCCAGTTCCTGTCCAGGATTATCTCGGTTACCTGTCCATCAAAGCCGGCTTTCTTCTTTTCCGAAGAAGCCCTCTTGTTTTTCCTGCGCATATTTCTACTCCCTTTGCGATCAAACAGGAGGGTGGGGCGGCGCGTACTACAGCACCGCCTACGCCACCCCACCCCTCACAAACCAGAAGTCATGGTAACCCTCTGGCTGTAACCTGCCTGCTAGGTTATGCCGCCGCGGCCGTGCGCAACCACTTGATGGCGTGGTTGTTGAGGATAATGCCGCCCTCGCGCCGGCGGACATAGAAGCGGACAAATCCCACGTTGGTTACGTTATCGCGGGTAATCCGCAGCCCAACACGGTCAGCCAGAACGTACCCGCGCCGGAAGTTGCCGAACGCAATCGGGAAGTTATTGGTCCCGATATCGTCCATTTGTTCCCACGTCTCCACCATGTACCCCAACAGCCGGTCCGGCTGGCCCATCTGGAGGCCCGGTTGCCAGAGGTACTGGCCATCGCCATCCTTTAGCTTCCGCACCCCGCCGGTGGTAACCGAATTCATGACGAACGTGGCTCCAGAACGGTAGGCCGAATTGAGGGCGTAGATGAGGTCGATAAGAAAGTCCGGCTGTAGCGCCGCCGCGAGCGGCGATCCAGATCCGGGGATATTTATATACTGGTACGCATCGGCATCGCGCGGCGGGCTGGAAAAGTCCGGGGTGGTAACCGGGTCCTCATCCAGCATGCCGGTAGGCTTGCTGGTCCCGTTGCCGCGAATAACCGCTTCGCCTTCCTCGCGGGCGAACTCCTGGGCCACCTCCTCCGACAGCCAGGCCTCGACGTTAAAGAAAATATCGTCCAGCGACCACTCCGAGGCCTGAGGGTAAGCGTACAGCTCGCCAAAGGTTGGCGCTCGCTCGCGGAGCTGCGGCGTAAGCGTAGCGGTTCGGTTGTCGGACTCGCCAACCCATCCAGCCGTAGCCCCGCGGATATTGACCAACTCCTTGTAATCGGACGATCCCGCGCGAACCACCTTGACCAAACGGCGTACGGGCGAAAACAGAAGTTCTTGCCGCTCAATCTCGCGCGAAATCTCCTCCGGTACCGCAAAACCGCCTCCGGGAGCCGACCCGATGGTAACATCCTTGGCCTCGACCATCTTGCGCGCCATATCCTGGAGCTTCTGTTCGTGCATCGGCGACTGCCCCTTGTTGCGCATCCAGTCTATAAAGGTCTCCTTGTATTCGCCGGCTCGCTTTTGCTCGGCTGTTTTACCGGGCTCGCTTGCCTTGGCCTCGAGCTCTTCCAGCCGCTCGCGATTGAGCTGCATTTCGGCCTCAATGGTCTTTTTGAGTTCGGTAAAAGACTGGACATCCTTCTCGATCTTGACCAGCTTTTCGTCCAACTCTGCCGCCTTGGACTCGTTGCCGGATTTTACCGCCTCCAGGCGCTCGTCGTTGACCTTCTTAAACTCTTCGAAAGCCGAGGCCTGCTTGTCGATAGCAGCCTTAATTTCTACAAAAGTACTCATTTTGTCACCTCATAAAAACCACCCGCGGGCGGCTGGGTTGTGATGGGATGCAAAGATTACCGAGACCGGAAAACTTCCGACCACATACCGTCGGAAAGCTTATCGAGTGCCTCCATTATCTCCGCAACTTCCGGCACAACCTCGTCACGAGGCGCGCTTACCGGCGCCGCAGCGTCACGCTGCAGCCACTTTCGGAAACCGGATAACGCCGTCTTGGCGTCCCGCTGCGACAGTCCTTCGTCACGAAGGATGGCTTCCAGATCGCGCAATTCTTCGGTTGTAAGCGACTTGACCGCGCCCACCCGAGCCTTGGGGTTGGCGGGAAAGGTAACAATAGAAACCTCCCAAAGGTCTATGTTGGTCAGGGTTCGATCCGGCTCGTCCGGTTTCGTGCCGGCCCGGAACTCGCGTGTCAAAAAACCGATAGACAGCCCATCCAGAACGCCTGACTTGAGGCCCTCATAAATATACTGACCGCGCTCGGTATTAACCGCAAACAACTCGCCCTCAACCTTAAGACCCTTGCTGTTTTCCTCCATGCTGTCCCACTTTCCGACCGGCAGCATATCGTCAGCGCCCCCGCCAAAGAAACCACCTCCATGCTGCAACAGCATGGGCGGCCACTTTCCGCGGTCGGACCATTCGGACAACGTATCGCTAAAGGCGCCTCGCTCTATAACGTCGCCATATGAATCGGTGTTGCCAAAAATGGCCCCATAACCGGAAAACTTGCCAACAGCCTCGTCCGTAGCCCTTACTTCGACAAGACCGAAATCGCGGCGCTCAATTCGTAAAGTCATGAACCCTCCTCCGGGTCGTCAGGATCGTCGCCTGGACCTCCGGGTACAACAGAACTTTCCGCCGATTGTCCGGACGGCCCCTGCCGCCAGTATTCTTCGCCGCCATCCTCTTCCGATACCGGGTTCATGTTTTCTGTTTCGCGCCAATCGTTGGCATTAATGACCCCGTTCTGTCGCTGGATGGCAAGCCCCTCCTGCCTGGTCTTGAAATCAGCCCGCAGTGCGCCATCAAGATTAAACCGTATAATTATACCGCCGTTTCGGTCCGCGTCCGTAAGCAGGTCACGCTCCATCGCCGCCTCGAACATTCGTGCGTAAGGCAAAACCACGTTTTGGACAAAATCAATGCTCTGTTGTTCAACGTTATTGAACTTGCCTTGCGATAGATCTCCCACCAGATGCGGCGGTACACCCCATGCGCCGGCTATTACCGTGCGTTGATGGCGCCGCGTCTCAAGGAATTGCGCCTTATCGTTTTGAACCTCTACGGGCGTTCCCACCTCGATACCCTTGGGCGGCAAGATCGCACGAAACCGTCCGCGCTTGGCATAAACCTGTTGAAATTCTTCGATAAACGCTTTCCTCTCCTCGTCCGTCTTGTGTCCCTGGCTACCCTCCGCATATTGGAACACGAGAGACGGGGTAGCCCCATTACCAAAGAACGCAGCGCCAAACCTCTCGGCAGCAACCTCAAGCGCTATAGCCTCCCGAACATCCATTACAGGCGAATCGCCCTTAACCCCGTTGCGCGCCGCGCCGCGTACGTGGTGAATTTGGGCGGCGCTGAACTCGCGAATAAACCCGCCTTGCATGTGTGCATGGAACACAACGTTAAGATTGTCGTCCTGCTTCGGCTCAACATTTCCAGCGGGCAGGGGGGTTAAGCGTCGAATTGGCCCTGTTTGCCCGCGGGCCTTGAACGCATAATAGTTGCCGTAACGGCACAGCCAGCTTGCGGCATCCAGCCAGTAGGTAACCCGGTCTTGCCAATCGTTCGGCTTCCGCAACAGCCTCTCTACGGGGTGGTTCGGTACTCTCTCCTTTCTTGTTCGTCCGCCCTCGGATACCTGCCTAAAAACATGAACGGGAAGTGTAGCTATGCGCCTCGAGATAGCGGTAACAACCGCCTGGACAGTTGGGGCCTCCATGCAGTTTTCAGGTGTGACCGCAACGCCGGACCCGGTTTCATAAACAGCCTCCAAGCGCCGGATCAGCGTATCGAGACTGATCGACTCGTTAGCCTTGCGCGCCAGGCTGATATCGAGGCCAAGTATCTTCACGCTACCAGCACCCTGCCCTCGACATAACCCATACCCTCATCGCGCCCGGCCGACGCCAGGCCGGTCCCCATAATCGAAGAAACAATACCATCGATGTTGCCAGGACTGGCCTCGCGGTCCGGCTTTATGTTGGCCGCGGCGTCCTCGGCAATCGATACATTTCCGGCCATCCACGCCAGGACCGGATGTCCGCCGGCATTTACCCGGTTGGCAAAAACGGCCCGCTCAAACGCCTTTGACGCCGGGCTCATGGAGGCCATTCCTTGTCCAAAAAGGACAACAGGCAAACCCTCGTCCTGTAGCTCAACCGACATCTGCGTAGCGTTCCAACGGTCGATAGCAATACCCTTGACAATAAAGCGCTCGGCATCGGCCTCGATCTGGCGCTTTATGGCGCGGTAGTCCGCCACATTGCCGGGTGTAACATTAACCGCGCCGCGGCGTACCCACTCGTCCAGCGGTATACGTTTCTCCTTGGCCTTGGACTCAACTCGGTCTTTCGGCAACCAGAACCGCGGCAACAAGAATATGGGCTCACCATCGCCTGCAACACCCCCATCGTCGTCACCCTCAACCAGATCACCCGGATCGCCAAACACCCAAACCAGCGCGTTAAAATCGCGGGTCGCCGCCAGATCCACGCCGCCGTAACAGACCTTGCCGCGAAGCGCCTCTTCGAATCCTTGCCACGTTTCAACGCCACGCCCCCCGGCTCCGGCATGCCAGTTTTCCATCGGCAACCAGCGCGTCGCCTGCTCGGTCCACTGGTTAAGGAAAAAGCGGCGAAACCTGTTTTCCTTCCTCGGGTTTTCCTTGGCCTCCCGAAACTCGGATTCCAAAAATTGAGGGTTGACTGAAATACCGTAATTAGGGTTTGCCCGGCGCCAAACCTCAGGATCGGTCCAATCATCATCCTCCCCCGCGGCATAAACAACCGCCAGAAAAGTAGGATCGACCTCCTCGCCCCGGATAATGCGAAGGGCTTTTTCGTGCATTTCCCATCCATACCCCTGACCAAAAATACCGGCGGTGGTAATAAGAATGTTCGCCGGCTGGTCCCGGCTGCCCTCGCCCTCACGAATTGCATCGAACAGATCGCCACTCGCCCACTCGTGTAGCTCATCGGCAACCGCGCCGCTGGGATTAAACCCCTGCTTGCCTGTAGGCTTTGAGGTAAGGGGTTTGAAAACCGCATTAAGCGCGCCGCAATAAATCGACGTTTTAAAGGCCTCTATATCGTTCCCAAGGGTTCTACTCCCCAGAACCATTTGGGTAGCCTTATTAAAAACAATCTTCGCCTGGGCCTCGTTAACCGCCATGGCGTAGATTTCGCCTCCGGCCTCCTCATCGCCAACCAGTAACAGGATCGACATTCCCGCCGCCAACTCGGTTTTTCCGTTCTTTCGAGGAACCTCCAGGTACAGAGTGCGATAACGCCGCGTACCGTCGTCCG